CAAAGACAAGGCCCTCTGGACGATCCAGAAAGCCCGGCCCGACTCGCCCGACAAGATCGACCTGGCGATGGCCGGGATCCTGTCCTGGGAGGCCCGGCGGGACGCGCTGACGGAGGGGGCGGCCAGATCGGATGAGTCGATGTACGAGAACCAGGACCTCCGGGAGGTGACGTGGTGAGGTGGCTCTCACGGTTCGTGTCGTGGGTGGGGCGCTCGCGCGGGCTCGAGAAGAGCTTCGCTGAGAACCCCGCGCAGTGGCTGATCGACTTCTTCGGCGGACGGTCGTCGTCCACCGGCGTCGTGGTGAACGAGCGGAGCGCGCTCCAGTCGGCGCGCGTCTGGGCCTCGGTCCGGAACGTCGCCGAGGACCTCGGGAGCCTCCCTTGCCACGCGTACCGGCGCACCGCCGAGGGGCGCGAAGAGGATCCCGACTTCCACCTCCACCCGATCTTCAACGAGGTCGCCAACGAGGAGATGGACTCGCTCCAGTACATCGAGAGCCAGCAGGCGCACCTCATGTTCTCCCGGAACTGCTACGCGGAGATCGTGCGCAACGGCCGCGGCCAGGTCGTGGCGCTGTGGCCGCTCCACCCCGACAGAGTGCGAGTGGTCCGCGTCGACGGGGTCCTCGTGTACCTCGTGACGCTCCCCGACGGCCACCGCGACCCTGCCACGGGACTCCCGTACAAGGCGCTGGCGCGGGAGAAGGTGTTCCACCTGAAGGCGATGGCGCTCGACGGCGTCTCCGGCGAGTCGAGCACCGGCGTGCACGCCGAGGTGATCGGCCTGACCGTCGCGCTCGAGCGCCAGGCGGGGTTCTTCCTGCAGAACGGGGCGCAGCCCGGCGGGGTCTTCCAGACGGACAAGAAGCTGAGCGACCAGGCGTACGCGCGGCTCCTCAAGAGCCTCGAGAAGCGCCACGGGGGAATCGAGAAGACGAACCGTGCCGCCCTCCTCGAGGAGGGGCTCAAGTGGCATTCCACGGGCGTCCCCCCCCGCAACGCCCAGCACGTGGAGTCGCGGCGCTTCCAGGCGGAGGAGATCGCGGCGATCTACCGCCAGCCCGCCCACATGATCGGCGACCTCTCCCGGGCCACGTTCGCCAACATCGAGCACCAGGGGATCGAGTACGTCGTCTACACCATCAGGCCCTACGCCGTCCGGTGGGAGAAGGGCATCAAGCACCAGCTGATGACGCCGGCGGAGAGGCGGACCCACTACCTCGAGTTCAAGCTCGACGCGCTGCTGCGAGGGGACTCGGTGAGCGAGGCGGCCGCGCTCCAGGTGATGCGGCAGAACGGGATCATCAACGCCGACGAGTGGCGGCGGCTCAAGAACATGAACCCACAGCCGGACGGCGCGGGGCGGGTGTACCTGGTCAACGGGAACATGGTCCCGGTCGGCCGAGTGCTCGCGGCGCCGGCGCCCGGCGCCGCACCGGCGCCGCCAGGCGATCCCGATCCCGACCCTGGTCCCGGCGATGACGTCGTCCGGGCCCTCGCCAGCGTCTTCGAGGACGCGTTCGCCCGGGCGATGCGCAAGGAGCAGCTCGCCGTCCGGCGGGCCGCGAAGAAGCCACTGGCGGAGTTCGAGGACTGGGCGCGAGACTTCTACGCGACCCACGCGGGGGTGCTTGGCGGCGTCCTCGAGCCCTCGTACCGGACCCTCGCCGTCCTCGTGGGCGCCCCGCCGGAGCGTGCGGGGGCGCACGCCCGGACCGCGGCCGAGCGGTACTGCCGGCGAGCGCTGACCGGCCTCGGCGATGCCGTGCGGGCCGCCGGCGCCGGCTGGGCTGATGTCGCCGAGAGCCTACCGGCGCGGGCGCCGTGGGGCGACGCGCGAGAGCTGGCCACGGCAGAGGTCGAGCACGCGGTCGCGGCTGTCAGGAAGGATTCAGCGGCCTCGGCCGCGTGAAGGGGGACGCAATGGAACGACGGGCACTGTTGAAGGGGCACGAGCTGCGGGTGGACCGCCAGGAGGGGCGCGCCGCTCGGATCGCGGGCATGTCGATCGTCTACGACTCCCTCTCGGAGGACCTCGGCGGATTCCGCGAGCGGGTCGCCCACGGCGCCGCCCGAGCCGCTCTCGAGGCGGATGTCCGGGCGCTGCTGAACCACGACCCCTCCCTGGTGCTGGGCCGGACGGCGGCCGGGACGCTACGGCTCAGCGAGGACGCCCGGGGGCTGGCGTTCGAGTTCGACGTCCCCGACACGAGCGTCGGGCGCGACCTGGTCGTGAGCGTCGAGCGGCGGGACATCACCGGCGTGAGCTTCGCCTTCAGGACGCTGAAGGACGCCTGGAACCGGGTGGGGGGCGAGTGGCTGCGCACGCTCCTCGACATCGAGATCCGCGACATCTCGCCGGTGACCTTCCCGGCGTACCCCGCGGCGAGCCTCGGCATGCGCGCGCTCGGCGACGACGGGGAGGCGCTGGCGGGCCTCCGGGCCGCCGAAGCGGTCGAGGACCGGCGGCGCCGGCTGACCCGCCTGGCCGAACTCGACGCGGGTGGTTGACAGGGGGCCCGCCTGGCCCCATCATCTGGGTGTCTGGCCGCGCTGCTTACGCCCCAGGTGGGGCTGGGAGCTGATGCTCATCCGGTAGCGGCGCCACGGTAGCTGCCAGCCTTCTGTCGAAGGCGCGAGGCTCCGAGGATCAGAGCGGGTGTCTGATCCCGGGGATTTCGCGCCTTTCCTGCTTTCCCCAGGTCGACACCCCCGAAAGGGAGAACGACCATGACCCTCGCGGAGAAGCGACAGAAGCGCGGCCAGCTCGTGCAGCAGATGCGCGCGCTGACCAACAAGGCCCACGCCGACAACGAGCGGTCCCTCACCGCCGAGGAGGCCAAGGAGTGGGACCTCCTCGACAAGGAGCAGGAGAAGCTCGCCGAGGAGATCCGCGCCGAGGAGAAGGAAGCCGAGCGCCGTTCGCGCCTGGCCAGCCTCGAGGGCGAGCTCGAGACGCGCACCGACGACTCCCGTATCCGTCCTCAGCCGGGCGGGCCCGGCGGGCAGGGCGGGGGCCAGGAGGGGCGCGGCGTGGCGAGCTCGGCGTACGCCGAGGTCATCAACGGCTACCTGCGGGGCGAGCTGGACCGGCGGGACATCCGTGGCGCCCTCGAGCAGCGCGGGAACACCCTCCAGGTCGACCTCTTCACCAAGGGCGGAGCCCTGGTGATGCCCCAGCAGATGGCCGAGGGGCTGCTGAAGTCGATCGACGACGAGACCTTCATCCTGCAGCTCGCGGCCGTCGAGCGGGTGACGTCGGCGGACAGCCTGGGGATCATCACCCTCGACACCGACCCCGCCGACGCCGACTGGACGTCGGAGCTGGCGACCGGGAACGAGGGCACGCTCACGCTGGGCAAGCGCGAGATGCGGCCGCACCCCATCGCGAAGCGGATCAAGGCCTCGAACACGCTGCTCCGCAAGACGGCGGGCGGCGCCGGGGCCCTGGTGAACAACCGGCTGTCCTACAAGTTCGGGATCACCTTCGAGAAGGGCTGCCTCACCGGCCACGGGGCGCAGCAGCCCCTGGGCGTCTTCGTCGCGCACGCCGACGGGATCCCGACCACGCGCGACGTCGCCACCGGCAACACCACCACGAGCATGGGCGCCGACGGCCTGATCAACGCGAAGCACTCCATCAAGTCCGGCTACTGGCCGCGGCTGACCTGGGTCTTCCACCGGGACGGGATCAGCCAGCTGCGGAAGCTGAAGGACGGGAACGGCAACTACATCTGGCAGCCGGGCCTCTCCGCCGACCTGCCCGACCGGATCCTGGAGGTGCCGTACCGCGTCTCGGAGTACGCGCCGAACACCTTCACGACCGGCCTCTACGTGGGCGCGATCGGCGACTTCCGCTACTACCAGGTGGTGATCGCGCTGGACATGACGATCCAGCGCCTGGAGGAGCTGTACGCCGAGGCGAACCAGACCGGGTTCATCGGCCGGATGGAAGCGGACGGTCAGCCGGTGCTGGCCGAGGCCTTCGCCCGCGTGAAGCTGGCGTAGGTCCGAAGGGGAGTCTGAGCCGGAGACGCCCCCTGGAGGGGGCAAGGGAAGGGAAAGCCAGCCATGCAGAACCTCTCGGACCACGTCAGGATCATCGCGGCGGGGGACGCGATCGCCGCGGCCCTCGACACGGACGACAACTCCTCGCGCATCGACATGAGTCGGGCCGAGGGGGTGGTCTTCATCGGGAAGATCACCGACTCGGTCATCACCGGCGTCGCCGCGCTCCAGGTCGAGCAGAACGACGCCGACTCCGACAGCGGGATG